TGCCAGACCCGCAAGGGTATCGGATGCTATGTGCAATCCCTGAAGTGGAAGACAAGTTTGAGAACGGCCTTTTAAAACCAGACAGTCTTCAGAAGATTGAAGAGTTCAGCACCGTCATTTTGTTTGTCATCAAGATGGGGCCGGACTGTTATTTGGATAAAACCCGTTTCCCAAATGGCCCGTGGTGCAAAGAAGGCGACTTTATTATGGTCCGCGCTTATTCAGGCACTCGATTCAAAATTCACGGCAGAGAGTTTCGTTTGATTAACGATGACTCAGTAGAAGCTGTTGTGCAAGATCCCCGTGGGATTACCAGAGCTTAGGAGTTTATATGAGCGAAGAAAATCAAGAAGTAGAAATTCAAGTCGAGGACGATACGCCCCCGGAGGATAGGGGAAGGACGCCTATTAAAAACCCGGATATACCCGACGATGAGATTGCAAAGTATTCGGATGATGTTCAACAAAGGATCAAGCACTTAAAACACGGCTACCACGACGAACGTCGGGCAAAAGAAACTGCCCTGCGTGAGCGGGAAGAAGCCATCGCTTATGCGGCAAAAATTGCCGAGGAAAATAAAAAGCTTAAAGAAAAGGTTTCCAGTGGCGAAACAACGCTAATCAAAACGCTGCAAACAGCTAGCGACGGTGAGGTTAGTACCGCAAAGCGGGAATATAAAGAAGCTTTAGAAACCGGCGACGCAGAAAAAATCGTTGAAGCACAAGAAAAACTTCAGCGAACCATCCTGCGCCATGAGCGACTGAAGACGTTTAAACCACAGCCCGAGTTGACGGAACAGGAAAAGCCTGTTTACACTGCGCCTGTTGAATCAACTCGAGATCGCAAAGCAGAATCATGGAAGAAGGAAAACCCATGGTTTGGTGATGTTGATAATGAGTTGCATGAAGAAATGACTGCCGTTGCGGTGGCCGTTCACAACAAGCTCACCCGTGAGTATGGGAACGAATACGCAAAGACAGATGAGTATTACCGGAAAATAAATGACCGTGTTCGTCAGAAGTTTCCGGAGTACTTCGGTGATCAGGACGACGCCGAAGACGTACCCCGAAAACGTCCTGCATCGGTGGTTGCACCCGTGCAACGAAGCTCCCCACCGAAACAAATAAAGCTTCGCAAATCGCAGTTGGAAGTCGCAAAAAGGTTGGGCATTAAACCCGAACTTTACTACCAGCATATGCTGGAACTGGAGCAGAAAAATGGTTGAGAAAGTTAGCCGTGAGCATACGACCCGTGAAGCAACTCAACGTCCTACGACGTGGAAACCACCGAGTCTACTGCCTGATCCAGATCCGCGTCCGGGCTGGAAGCATCGTTGGGTGCGTGTATCCATCTTAGGACAAGCCGACGACCGGAATGTCAGTGTTCGCTATCAAGATGGTTTTGAGGCATGTAAATGGGAAGAGTATCCAGAGATTGCAGCCAAGATGCCATTAGTGAAAGACAAGTCTGGGAATATAGAAACAGGTGGCGTGATGTTGTGCCGCGCACCGCAAGAGATGGTTGATCAACGCAATGCTTATTATCAGAAGCAAGGCAACGATTACATGAATGCGGTCAATAGCAACTTCATGCGTGAGAACGATCCGAGAATGCCTCTGTTTAATCAGAGCCGTTCGGAGGTCAAATCCTTCCGTTAAACATTAGGAGTTAAGCATGGCTTACCCGACTATTTCAGGCCCATATGGTCTGCGTCCGGTCAATTTGATCGGCGGTCAGGTGTTCGCCGGGGCCACGCGCCAGCGCAGGATTGTGAACTCCAGCGCTAGTAGCATTGGTTTTGGCGACCCCGTAAAGTTTGACAACAACGGCTGTATCGTTGTTTGTACCGAGACAACTGCTGCCCCAACCACTGGTTTTGCCGGTGTGTTCATGGGCTGTACGTTTGTTTCTTCCGTAACTGGTCAGCCCACGTTTTCGCAAGCATGGATCTCTGGCACCGCAGTAGCAAGTAACACTTATATTGTTGCTTACGTCTGTGAAGACCCAGATCAGTTGTTCCAAGTCTGCGGCGTGAGTGCCACCACAACCGTTTCAACCACGTCTGGTTTCCAGTACACCGACATTGGTTTAAACGTCACGATGGTTGCCAATACGCTGAATACCACAACTAAAGATTCTCGCTATGCGGTAGATATTGCCGGTCAAGCTGTAACGGCAACCTATCCTTTGCGAATCGTTGATGTGGTGCCAGATACGGCATTTACCTATAGCAGCACCGTGTACTACCCAGAAATCATTGTGAAGTTCAATGCACCGTATGTTGCATCTAGCGGCGGCATTACCTCCACAGTAACTGGCGGTCACGCGTACAACAACCCAGTTGGTCTGTAAGGGGAACATAAATGGCTATTTCACGCGCACAACTACTGAAAGAGCTACTCCCCGGACTGAACGCACTGTTTGGTCTTGAGTACGCTCGCTATGGCGAAGAACACAAAGAGATCTACGAAACCGAGACCTCTGAGCGTTCTTTTGAAGAGGAAACCAAGCTGTCTGGCTTCTCAGCAGCACCTGTCAAAAACGAAGGCTCTGCCATCGCTTATGACAATGCTCAGGAAGCATGGACTGCAAGGTATCAGCATGAGACCATCGCAATGGGCTTTTCAATCACCGAAGAGGCGATTGAAGATAACTTGTACGACTCTTTGTCGTCACGTTATACCAAAGCACTTGCACGTTCTATGGCGTATACCAAGCAAGTCAAGGCAGCAGCCGTGTTGAACAACGGATGGGCATCTACCGTAACTTATGGTGATGGACAACCTCTGTTCTCTACGTCGCATCCTCTTGTCTCTGGTGGCACCAACAGCAACACACCTTCCACCCAAGCTGACTTGAATGAAACTTCGTTGGAAAACGCAGTCATTCAAATCGCAGCATGGACGGACGAACGTGGTCTGTTGATTGCAGCACGTCCCCGCAAGTTGATTGTTCCTTCCAATCTTCAGTTCGTTGCAACCCGTTTGTTGGAGACCGAACTCCGTGTCGGTACCAACAACAACGACATCAACGCGCTGAAGAACAACGGTTCAATCCCCGAGGGTTATACGATCAACCACTGGTTGACCGATACCAACGGCTGGTTCCTGACCACCGATGTACCCAACGGTCTGAAGCACTTTGTGCGGACACCGATGAGTACTGGAATGGATGGAGACTTTGACACTGGAAACGTTCGCTACAAGGCCCGTGAGCGTTACAGCTTTGGAGTATCCGACCCACTCGGCATCTTTGGTTCGCAAGGAGCCTGATGTAAATCAAGCACTTAGCACAGAGAACCCCGCTTCGGCGGGGTTTTTTGTTTCTGCAAAAGGTTGTGGTACATTACCTGTTACTAAGTCACAGGAGATGAAATGGATATTGCAACCTTACCTAAGACCCGCAAAGAAGCTCAAGATTCAGGAGCTAAGTATTACTTCACTGGTGAGCCTTGTAAGCATGGTCACATCGCACCACGCAAGACAAAGGGTTCCTGCGTTGAATGTCTAAAGGTTGAATGGCAGCAAGCAGCAGAAAAGCGCGTTGATTACTTTAGGACATACAACAAGCGGGAAGAAGTCAAAGATCGGAAGAATGCTTGGTATGAAGCAAACAAAGAACAGGTTATTCAAGCGGCTGCTACTAGACCTTTGGAAGTAAAGCGTGTCTACCAAAAAGCATGGAAAGAGCGAAACACCATTTGGGTGAGGGCAGACACCAAAGCGCGAAGAAGAAAGCATAGGGAAGCTACACCGCCTTGGTTAAGCCGTGAACAAAAAGCTCAGATAAGAGAGCTATACAAAATTGCTATCACCATGACAAAAACAACTGGCGAACAGTACGTTGTTGATCATATTGTTCCGCTTAGATCAGATGTTGTTTGTGGTCTTCATGTACCTTGGAATTTGCGGGTCATACCTCGGCAAGAAAACCTCTTAAAGTCCAATAAGCTAATTGACTCCTAGCGTTTAAACTGATACAAACCAGTTACTAGGGTTCTTACTCATACCGACTGACCTAGCAGACTTTGTAGAGACGGTATGAGGATGCGCTACAACGCGGAGTTATTATGGCAATCACTACCTTTGACGGTCCTATCCGTTCACTGGGCGGCATCTATCAGCAAGGCCCGTCCACCATCGTAGAAATCACAGCAAGCACCACTCTAGATCCAGTAGCCCACGGCGGCAGGATTATTTCGGTCGGTGGATCACTTGCAGCTAATGTGACATTGACACTTCCCACGATTAACACCTCGGCCAATGTTTCTTCATCCGGTCCGGGCAATGATCCCAACACGGCAAACAACGAAGGTGTTACCTACACCATCTGGGTTCCGACTACCATCTCCACATCTTCGCTAAAGATTGGAACTGACGGCACAGACCGGTTTGTTGGTTATGTCTTATCAATTGACAGCGACAGCACCGATGCAACCCGTGGTTTTGGTGCTGGTGCAAACGATGACTTCATCAACTTCAATGGCACAACCACCGGCGGCGTTGCTGGCACATGGGTTCAGA